GGCAATCGTTTCGCCGACGCTAACGGCTACGGCGTTGTCACAAGTGCTGGATTCTTTGCACGCTTCACCCCAGCTGAATATGCAGCGGTGCTCGGAGCTTCTGTCGATACGGTAGAAGTACCAGAGAGGATTGGCGGTGTTCCAACTGAGGAACAATACGATGCCTACCAAGTAGCAGTTCTTCAGTATTCAATGCTTGAAGACCCTACCGCTGAGGAAACTGCAACGTATGAAGCAGCCCTTGAAGCGTATAAACTGGCTACCACTGCTGAAAACCAAGTCGAGGTTGATGCAGCTGAAGCACAGAATGCAGCTGCTGATGCAGTTAAAGCATTGCTTGATGAACTAACAGCAGCTGAAAAAGTAGCACTTGATGATCAACGTGTTACTGACGGTCTTGCGTTGTTGGTCAGCATGGAACTGCTTGCACCTGAACGACCAGCTGAAATTACTGCATACGAGCGTCCTTTCCCCGGAGGTGAGTGATGACACTTGTCTGGAAGTCAGGTTGGGACGGACTGACTGAATCTGAAGCAATTGATTATGTCGCGGCTGTAGAAGCCGCTGACGGTCAAGAGCTTGAGTTTGGTGTAGCCAAGGCAATCAATGACTTCGTTCTTGGTTGCAAACAGGACGACATCTGGAACGCAATCAAAGCGTCTTGCATCCTTGCTGGTGCGAGGACGCTTGATGGTGCGTTGGTTCCGTTAACCGGTGGTGCCCCGACGAACTTTAATTTTGTTGGTGCGGATTACGACAGGGAGACTGGGTTGAAGGGGAATGGGAGTACGAAGCATTTGGATAGCAATAGGGCTAACAATGCTGATCCGCAGGATGACAAACACCTTTCTGTCTATCAAACTTCACTTGCCACTAGTAACTCTATCCTCATAGGTACGCAAAATGTGACAGGAAGAAGCGCATTAATTAGTTTCGTAGCAGGGGGTATATCGGTAAGAATAAACTCCAATGTTGAGACTTCTAAAATTGGGAACAGTGTAGGTTTTGTCGGAGGGGTAAGATCTTCAAGCAGTACGTCTACAGGACGGGTTAATGGCACAAACTTTTTGCAAAGTATAGCTTCTCAGAGTCCTGCAACTTTAGACATAGGAGTTTTTGCAGAAGCCTCGGGGATAGCAAAAACCGACGCCCGCCTTTCCTTCTACAGCATCGGCGAATCCCTAGACCTCGCCAAACTCGACACCCGCGTGTCTAACCTTATGACAGCTATCGGAGCAGCAATACCATGAGCCCTACTGCAATCCCTGGAACCTTTATTTTCCAGCCTCCTGTCAATGGCACTTTGACTATTACTAGCGATCAGGTCGCCCCTCCCGGCGATGCCGCGATCAACTACGGCATTACAAGTGCTGGTGGCACGTTTAACCTCAGGTCTACAGGAACTGTTGATTATGAAGTTGATTGGGGCGACGGTGACGTTGAAATAAGCACACTTAACACGTTACCCCACACTTACGCTGCTGGTGATTACAATTTATCTATTTATAGTGATGATGTTTATAGGCCGTTTTTTAACAACAGTGGGGATGAAGATCAGCTAACGTCTGTTGCAATTGGTGCTGAGGCTGATTTAGGAACGAACCTTGATATCGCTTGGCGCGGTGCAAACAACATGACTTCATTTGTCTGTCCGTTTGATGCGACAAGTTCGGTCGCGAGCTTCAGCTACGCCTGGTTCGGGTGTTCAGGGCTGTCCAGCTTTCCCTTGATCGATACCTCTAGTGGGACGGGCTTCTTCGCCGCTTGGGCCAACTGTTCCGGGTTTACCAGCTTTCCACTGATCGATACCTCTAGTGGGACGAACTTCGGCTATACCTGGCTCAACTGTTCCGGGTTTACCAGCTTTCCACTGATCGATACCTCTAGTGGGACGAACTTCGGCTTCGCATGGTTCGGGTGTTCCGGGCTTACTAGCTTTCCCGCCAATATGTTTGACACGACGGGAACGCTTACTGCTAATGCATTCGACAATGCTTGGTCAGGCTGTGCCCTTACCGCACAATCAATTGAGAACATCCTTGTCTCACTAGACACTAATGGCGCTACTGGCATCGCACTTGGCATCAACGGCGGCACTAACGCAGCCAAAACCACTTGGTCTACTGCCGCTAATACTGCTTACACCAACCTGGTCAACAAGGGTTGGACGATTTCCTTTAACCCTTGATGATTATGGACAATACCTATTACGTCTGCCATGGTCCTGATGTGGTTCACTACGTTGAATCTTATGGAGCTTCAACAATGACAAGCGGTCAACCAAACATCGAACAATTTGATGACGAACAAGAAGCCAAAGCCCGTGCTGAAGAGCTGGGTTATGTATTCACAATCGGAGGAGATCTTGACCTTGCTACTTCTAAGGCACCTGTGATCGGCTAGAAGCACGTCCGTTCATCCTTCGGGACGCATGACACCATAAGCATGGAACGGGGCTTATGGAGGCTTCTAAAGAGGTTACTATGCAAGGCAAAACTTATTGCTATCGCGGTGTAAAATACACCAAGTGAGATAGATCTAATGAGGGGTGCAATTCCCCTCTTCACTATTGGCATTGGCCCTTACGAGGACACCCTTTGCCGTCTAGACGGTGGGATAGACCACAATTTTTTGAAACATCAAACGTTTGGTGAAAACTATATCTTTATTATTTTTTATTTAAAATGTCACAACAACAATCCGGTGCATCTCAACTTGCACCACAAATGATTCCAGGAGCTGATAACTTTGCCGGTGGTCAGTCTCCTTCTAATGCTCAACGCCGTGCGCTTTATTTGAAGCTGTTCAGTGGAGAGATGTTCAAAGGGTTCCAGCGTAATACAATCGCTCGTGACCTTGTTATGAAGCGTAGCCTGTCAAACGGCAAATCAATGCAGTTCATCTTCACAGGTCGTACTAAGTCTGAATTCCATACTCCTGGTAACAGCATTCTTGGTAATAGTGATGGTGCACCTCCGGTGTCAGAAAAGACCATCAACTGTGATGACCTGTTGATCAGTTCAGCTTTTGTTTATGAGTTGGATGAAGTCCTTGCTCATTATGATCTCCGTTCTGAGATCTCACGTAAGATTGGTTATGCACTTGCTGAAAAGTATGACCGACTTGCATTCCGTGCTATCACTCGTGGTGCACGTAAAGCTGGTATTGTAACTGCTACTAACTTCGCAGAACCAGGTGGTACTCAGATTCGTGTAGGTAATACTGATGCCGATTCTGATGCTTATGTTGCAACAAACCTTGTTAATGCTTTCTATGACGCAGCTTCTGCTATGGATGAGAAAGGTGTTAGCATGGAAGGTCGTGTTGCTGTACTTAACCCACGTCAATACTATGAATTGATTCAAGGTATTGGTGGTTCAGGTTCAGGTGCTTACCTTGTTAACCGTGATGAGCAAGGTACTGCTTTGCAATCCGGTAACGGTATCATGGAGATTGCAGGTATCAAGATCTACAAGTCCATGAACATTCCTTTCCTTGGCAAGTATGGTACTGCTTATGGTGGTACAACTGGTGTTGAAGATCCTGGTAATACTGGTGACTTCGTTGGTGAAGCCATTGAAGACCAAAGTAACGCACAAGATGGTGTTAACAATGACTATGGTACTGCTGCTCAAATTGAGGATAAGTCCTGTGGTTTGATCTTCCAGCGTGAAGCTTGTGGTATGGTTGAAGCTATTGGTCCTCAGGTTCAAGTAACCAGTGGTGATGTCTCCGTGATTTATCAAGGTGATGTCATGCTTGGTCGTTTGGCTTGTGGTGCTGATTACCTTAATCCTGCTGCTGCTGTCGAATTGTATGTTGGTGATACTGCTCCTACTGCATTCGGTAACGTAAACAACTAATTTATTTGTTATATCGGGAGTCTCTTCGGGGACTCCTTTTTTTTAATTCTTTATTGAGAATAATACTCATTATCAAATTATGCCTTTTCCTACTACTGGCTCCAATACTGAGCTACAAGCTGTTAATCAGATCCTGGCGTCAGTTGGTCAGGCTCCCGTGAATACTCTAACAACTGAAACAACTTTTGTACTTGAACCACTTACTGCTTTTACTGGTAGTATTTCTGGTACTACATTAACTACTGAAGAAGCAGACATACCTGTAGGTACTTATTTAAGTGGTACTGGTATTATCCCTAACACAGCTGTTTCTACAACAGGTGTAGCTGTTCCAGCATCAAACCCACAAACATATAATTACACTGTTAATATTTCACATTCATCAACAGGTAATATATCAATCCTAAAATCAGTTGTTTCTTATAAAGTAGAAACTCAAACTAACCCGGACGTTGCGATTGCTTTTAATACTTTAAAAGAAGTATCACGTGAAGTTCAGTCTGAAGGCTGGACATTTAATAAAGAATTAAATTTAGAAGTAACACCAGATGCAACTACAAAGAAAGTAGTTATTCCTAATAATGCTATTCAATATGATCTTAGCCAAGATTATGTAGCTAACTTAGGAAGAAATAGTGTTAATCGTGGAGGTTATCTCTATGATACTATGCACCATACAGATGAATGGGAAGACGAAACTCTTTACATTGATGTACTATGGGAATGGAATTATGAGTATCTACCACAACCTATTCAAGCTTATATTGTAGCTAGAGCATCTTCTATATTCTCTAGTAGAGTGATTGGTGATGGACAGCAATTCCAAATGCTATCACAAAAAGAAGCGTATACAAGAGCAATGGCTCTCGAATACGAATGTAATCAAGGTGATCATACATTCTTTGGTCAACCACAAGGCGGTAATTATTACCGTAGTTACAAACCATTTAACGCACTGTATCGCTAATGCCAGTAGTAACACAACTATCACCTAATTTCCTAGGTGGTGTCTCTAAACAAAACGATGACAAAAAACTAGCTGGTCAGGTATCAGAATGTATTAATGGTTATCCTGACCCTACCTATGGTCTACTAAAAAGACCTGGTATGAAATTTATTGATCACTTAAAAGATACAGACGACAATGCTTATAATAAAGCTGCTTTAGAAGATGCTGTATGGTTTTTTCTGGATCGCAGTGAAACCACTTCTTATATTGGTGCTATTAAAGGTGCTAATATTTATGCTTGGAATGCATTAACAGGTAAAGCATGTAATATTACAAACAATAGTGGTTCGTATTTAACAGATGCTACTACTTCAGATCATTTTCATTTCCGTAGTATTCAAGATACTACAATTATTACTAACCAAACTAAAGTTACAGCAATGCTACCAGCTGGGACTTTTATTGCTAATTCAGTAGGTACTTTAAAATTAATTTCACTTGTTGATGGTTACGATTATACTGTAACTATTCAAGGTATATCTGATACAGCTAGTGCACCATCAAGTACAACTTTTCAAGATTTTTTAACTGGAGTTAATGCTAATAATTCACTATCTGGTGAAGTAAAAAGTATAATTGAAACACAACAAAACGCAAGTAATGCTAATTTTGATGGTGTTTGGTATATTGAGTCTTATGTTAACAGTTTAGTTATTAGAAGATTTAGTGGTGCTAATGCAGTTGTTCTAAATAATACA